GCCCCAACTAACTATAATGGATTTTTTGACAAAAGAGATAATTTTTGAAGAAAAACACAATTCACTGTTTAACTCAGTTTTTTCTTTAGGAAGAAGAGAGGATATAGTTGGACCCGGACAAGACATACTAAACAGCCTAACATCAATAAGTGGTCTTTATCTGTATAGCGGTCCACCACCAATGGCATACGGTACACCTGGTCCCAAAGTCATAGAGAGTGTTAAGAGAGCATCAGATTTTAATAAGAAGACAGAAAACAAGGATTTTGAAGTAGGGCCTTTCAGGATTGGAAATGTTGTATGGGATAAAGAAGATGGTAAGTTTCCTTTCAATGAAATAGGATCAAATTTTTTACCTGGAACTGCACACAAAATGGATGTTGAATTTCTCATATCAAATCAGCATTCAATAGACACATGTGCACAAGAAGCCATTGATGAATTTCTTTGTAAGAACTCTGATTTCTTAACAAGAGGAAACCAAACGTGGTGCCCAATGACTTACTCAAGTTTGCCTTGTGCAGCTGCATATAAAAATGCATGTGACTTTTTAACAAAAAATGGTTTTCCTAAACACCACACTATAATAGAGTTTTTGAAGTATTTCTTTCAACTTTGTAAAAAAGATAGAGTAATAGGAACAAAAATGGATGTAAAAGTTATAGAAGGAAGTGAATATCGATCAGGACAAAAGTTAATTAAAAAGAGAAAAATAAAGAAGGTATCAGAACACATGTATAGTGGAGATGATGCAAGATATTATTGTTTGGGTTTAATGAGATCATTTTGCTCTTATTTAAAACACTCTGAAAGAGCTCATCTTAACAGAAGAGCGATTGCATCTCCATCTGTATTCATGCGTGCTCTATTGCTTGTAACAGAGACTTTCCACTTAAAGTTGGGCAAACGTGTAGAGGGATCTACTATATCTATTGGTGGAGAAGAGAAGAAAGCAAAGATTGTTCAAACAATGAATTCAGCAGGATTTGCACAGATGAGTAGTTATAGTCTTCAAGCAACAGAAGATGCAACAAAATGGAATGAATGTTTGCATTCACAGAGTTTTGGTATGATGACAGAAAGCTTTTTTAATGAAGATGTAAGATATGAAGTTGGTTTACCAACATTAACACCAGAGGTAAAGCTCTTGCATGCTCTAATGATGATGGGACACTTTATATTAGGAATAAAAAGAATTACTATAGGAGAAGGAGTCATAGGATATGGTCCTAGAATCCACGGAAATATTTCTTATTCAGAGAAGAATTTGCACAAGTTTAACAAACGGTTTAGAGAGCAAATGGAATGGGTTGTAAAAAGAATGTCTGATACAATATACCTGGATGCCACTGATGGTATGTTAATGGGAATGTTAAATGCTGGATCTACGACTCGTGGTTTAACTCCTGTTGCTTATGAAGTTAAATGTAAAGACTCAATAAGACAATTAAGATCTAGTGATGACTCAATGACATTGTTTGCAGGAGTCGATGTGGATCATTCAATGTGGTTAATAAAATACCAAAAAGTGTTACATAGATGTGTTGCTATAAATAGTTCTCCTAAAAAATCAATAGTCTATGAAGCAGGAGTTGGCGAATATACATCATGGTATCAAGATGGAACAATGGTAGCCCAATATGGTGCTGAAGTTACGACTATGAGACCAGGAGGAAAAAATCCTCCAGATGATTTTTATGGAATAATGAAAAGCACTGCTGTCTCTCAATTACAACTTGAATCTAACTTTTTGGGTGCTGCTCTTAAGATTAGGTTAGGATGCTTAAATGTTAGATCATTATATAAGATAAAGATTAGAGGTCATGAAGGCGGAATTAAGCCATCTGTGAGAGTTATGTCTGATGGAGGATTATGTGTGTACAATTCTGTGAACTGTCACCTAGAAGAAACAAGCTTAAAGGAAGCATTAGCAACAGATGAAGAAGAAAGAGCATACTTTTATAAACTTCGTGATCCTTCTAACCCTTTTATTGGAAGAATTGAAGAAGAAATTGTTTTTGACCCAACTATTGGCTCACTTGCAGTTTCATCTGTTGAGACACCTAGAACAGTCTTTCACTTTATGAAGAGATCTAATAGAGCAGTAACAAACATAGCGCATAAAGATAATGATGGCTTGACAACAGCTGATATAGAAAAGGCACATGCTGAGGCATCTAAAATATTGCTTGAAACGGATGTATCACTAAACCTTCATGTTCCTGGCAATTCAACTAAGTGCTCCGATCATGTCACAAGTATGTTAACAATGTTGAGAGGCGAGATTGAACTGACTGATGATGAAGAAGCATTATACAGAAGAGCATTGCTTGTGTTGAATTCAAAGTTAGTAATTAACAGCGATGATGAAATTGATGACTGTGATGACATATCAATTTCAGATGATTGGCAAGATTAATGAATGTAAAAAGGAGG